GCATCAGCACCGCGTTGCGCGAGCTGGATTTCGGTAACTACGAGTACTGGGCAGACATGGCGACGCAAATGCGCCGTGACCCTGTCGTGCGTCGTGCGTATTCGACGCGCCGCTCGTCGGTGGCAGGCCGTCGCTACGCCGTCGAGATGCCGCCTGACGTCGCGCCTGAGATGCGCGGTGCAGCGCAAGAGCTGGTCGAGCTGACCAAGGAATGGCTCTCTTCGCTTGAGGCTCGCGAGACGTTTCTGATGCGCGTGCTCGACGGCATCGGCATGGGCATCTCGGTGCACGAGCTGGTGTGGTCGCGGATGAACGGCGCGTGGATGCCGCAGCCTGTGCCCGTGCAGACTCGCAATCTTCGCTACGCGCAGGACTGGACTCTCGAGGTCCGCGACTACGACTACCAGTGGTACAACACGGTCAATTTCCCCGCGAAGTTCCTGACGCACGTGCCGTGGACGGACCCCGGTCGTCCGATGGATCAGGGCGACTTTCTCGCGTGCGTGTTCTATTGGATGTTCAAGCGGAATGTCTGGACTTTCTGGCTTGTCGGCGCTGAGCGATTCGGTAATCCGCTCGTGCTCGCGCAGATGGCGGCGTCGTCGGATTCGTCGCAGCGCCAGCGCATCCTCGATGACCTTCAGCAGCTCACGGCCGACAGCGTCGGTGTCACGAGCGGCACCAGCGATATCAAGATCATCGACCCTGCGGGCGCGGGCAGCACGGGTGTCTGGAAAGAACTGCGAGCGTCGCTGAACGAAGAGATTTTCCTCTCGCTTGGCGTCAGTCCCGACCTCTACCTGAGCGGCGCGAACGGGTCGCGCTCGAGCACGGAGACTCGCGACGGTGTGCGGCTTGAGGGCAGCAAGCTCGACGCCACGCTCATGTGGGGCTCGATCACGCGCGACGTCGTGCGGTGGCTCGCGTACTACAACCTCAGGCGCGCTGACATCCCGCTGCCTGTCATCACGACGCTCTTTGACGACACGCTGCCGATCACGTTCGACGCCATCAACGTCGGCGCGGTGCGCGTCAATGAGATTCGCGCGTCGCTGGGCCTGCCTGCGTGGAGCGTCGAGGACGGCGGCGAGAACATCGCGCGCCCTGCGCCACCGCCAGCGCCTGCGGGCGTGCCGTTCGCGGAGCCTGCGCCCGTCGAAGAGGTCGTCGCCGACACGCTTGGGGGTGCGTCCACGGCTTCCCCTTTCCAGACATCAGCGGGCTCGGCGGGTGGGATGCCGAGCTTCTCGACGACGTCTACGAGTTCGGTGACGTCCGCGCCCTCGCAGACGAAGCCGAAGCGACGCGTGTTCGCGCGGTAATCGGCCGTCCGTACGTCGTAGCAGCCGAGACGACCCTCGATGCGGTCGTGCTCTACACGCCCGTGCGCGAGGCCATTGCGCGCGCTGCTGAGGGTGCATCGGGAGCAGCGTCGGCAGAGGACGCGATTCGAGAGGCGGTGGCCGCGTACAAGGGCGACCCCGACCTCGAAGCGCTCATCTATCAGGCGTCAGTCAAGTCGGACCTCGCAGGCCAGATGTTCGTGCGGCTTGTCGAGCTCGACGCGATGGGCGCGCAGCGGCAGTTGCAGGTAGACCTGCGGCCGTCGTTTCTCAAGATGCCATTCGCGGAGGCCGTCGCATTCTGGCGCGAGCGCGGCGGCGACCCGGCCATCCTCGAGGAAGTGCTGCGCGCGTATCGGCGTCGTGCGTCGATGGCGACCGACGAGCAGCTTGACGTCATCTCGCGTCGTGCGGTCGATGAGCTACAGCGCACGCTCGACACGGGCTCGACGCTGCGGGACTTCTCGCGCGCGATGACAGACCAGAGCATCACGCTCGGCATCGCGCCTGCGGACCCCAGCTACCTCGAGAACGTCTACCGCACCAACGTCGCGAGCGCGTACGGCGCAGGCCGCTGGACGCAGATGAACGATCCCGACGTCATCGACGCACGACCCTATCGCCAGTGGTTCACCGCGCGAGACAATCGCGTTCGAGCGGAACACGCGCCGATGGAGAGCAAGGTCTGGCGCGCGGACAATCCTGCGTTTAGCGTGCTCGCGCCGCCTGCGGGATTCATGTGTAGGTGCAGTCTGGTCACTGTGTCGCAAGAAGAGTTTGACGACGAGGGCCTCGCGAAGGACTTCGTCGAGAGCATTCCCGCAGGCTTTGTGATGACGCCCGGATTCGGCGCATCGTCTTTCGTGAGGTGACCTGATGGCTATCAAGCAAACTGCGACCGCGTTCGCCGACCGTCGCATCCTCGCGCTGCGTGCGTCGCTGGGCGCGTTCGCTGATGGCGTCGCGAAGCCCGCGATGAAGTCTCCGCTCCTCGTGGACGCTGCGTGCTCGTGGGTCGAGATGGCATATGAGAGCGAATGGAACGGCCATCCCGCTGGCCCGTTTGCATTCACGCGCGATGTCTTCACCGACATGAAGCGCCTTTACGACGCAGGCGAGCAGCCTGTGCCTGTGCTGTGGGGCCATCCTCGCCACGACCTTGGCGTGCCCATCGACGCGGCTGGTTGGATTCAAGCGCTTGAGATTCGCGACGGTGCGCAGGGCGTCGAGCTGTGGGGCTACGTCGAGTGGACGAAGGACGCGGCCGACCGCATCGCGCTTGGCGCGCAGCGCTTCTGTAGCGTCGTCGTGGACTTCGCACCGATTGACCGCGCGACTGGCGAGACTGCTGGCCTCGCTGAGCTGTACGAACTCGGCTTGACGCCGAGTCCATTTCTGCCGGGCATGACGCCCATTACTCTCTCCCGCGTCGGGACTCCCGCGCGGAAGTCCACGACAAGGAGTCTCGCAATGGATCCCACGAAGGTACTGATGGCAATCGCAACGGCGCTCGGTCTGAAGAAAGATGCGACGCCGGAGAAGATGAAGAAGGCGTTCGACGCGCTTGTCGCGCTCGCTGGCGCGATGGCTGAGGAGTCGATGCCAGTCGCGGAGATCGCGTCTGAAGGCGTCGCTGAGATGATGATGGACGAGAAGAAGGTCAAGGGCCTCTCGCGCATCGCTGCTGGCGTCCGCAAGCTCGCAGATGAGCTGCTCGTCGATGAGATGGTCGAGAGCGTCCCTGACGTCTCCGACCTCGCAGAAGAGGCCACTGAGGCCGCTGGCACGATGGTGCTCGGCAAGCTCGTGGAGGCGACCGGACTCGATGAGGCTGGCGTCGTTGCGGCCATCACGGAGAAGCTGGACCAGATCGCGGCGATGCTCGTCGCTGGCCCGGTGAGCGGCATGAGCGCCGACGCTGGCGCGCAGATGATGCGTCAGACCACGGAGCTCAGCGCACACAAGGCTCGCGCGGTCGAGCTCGCGGCGACGGTGCAGACGCTCCAGGCGCAGGTCGCGGAACTGTCGCGTGAGCGCGTGCAGCGTCAGGCGCTTGAGCGCACGGCGCGCATCTCGGCGTCGTTCTCGCGGCTGCTTGACGAGGGTCGCGTGACTGAGGCGCAGCGCACCGCGTTCGTGTCGGCATCCGAGCAGAATGAGACTCTCGCGCTCGACATCTACTCGGCGCTTCCCGCGACCGCGCAGCCGCCTGTTGGCGCGCTCGTCACCGGCGCGAAGGCCGCGCGCGACAACAACGTCGCGAAGCTCTCGAGCACTGACCCGCTCGTCAACATTTTCCGCGCTGACGCGAAGGCCGCTGGCCTGCGTGGCAAAGCTGCGGATGACCATGTCGCCGTGATGCTGAGCAAGCACGCGGCTCGCAACTCGGGCGCTTGACGCGCGCTGAATCCCACGCTCACCAGGAGATCTCATCATGGCTGCACTCACCGCAATGACCGCGCGTCAGACGCGCAACGACGCTCTCGCTTCCTACGCCACCTATACCTGCACCACCGGCACCACCATCTACGAGGGCTCGCTCGTGATGCTGACGTCGGCCACCGGCCTCGCGCTGCCGGGCGCTGACACCGCCTCGTGCGTGTTCGTCGGCATCGCCACGGAGACGGTCGTCAGCGCTGCCGCTGGCGCGACCATCAACGTCAAGTTCGGGCACGAGGAGCTGCTCGGCGCGGCGGCGACGCTCGTCGGCGTGCACGGCGCTGCCGTCGTCATCTCGGACAGCGACCTCGTCACGACTGCCGCTCTCGGCACCAACGACGTCAAGGTCGGTGACCTCATCCAGGCCGTCTCCACCACCGCTGGCTGGGTGCGTATCCGCGGCGCGGCGACGCTCTGATAGCGTCAACAGAATCACACTCAGGAGCAACCAATGTCTGACTCTTCACACGTCATCAATCAGACCGCGATCGACGCGGCTGCAACTGTCTTCCGTTCGATGGCCGACGAGCTGTTCACCAGCTCTGCGGACGTCGGCCTCGTCAACGCGCTGTGCGAGACGATCCCCGCTGACGGTGGCACGACCACG